TTAAAATCAGTTTGGGATTGTGGAATTTCTATATTAAGTGGAATGGTTAGAAAAGATTGCTCTGCTTCATAATTGGTAGGTGCAGCTTCGTTTAAAAACTTTTTAAAAGGTTTCATAGTCCTACAAATGTATTTATTAGATATCTATACAACAACAATTTAGAAATTAATATCCATTTCATAAATTCTATCAGCACCGATTCCTAAGAAATGAAGTTTGTATCCATCGGTTGTATTAACAACACGAATATCAGTAGGATTTGATTCAAATGATGTTGTATCTATTGCTGATACAAATGTTAATGTACTAGTAACATCAAAGGGAACTGAGAGTGTAAAGTGTCCAATTGTATCAGTAGAAGTTCCACAAGTAAATATACATTTTCCATCAGGAGTAAAATCAAAACCTCTTAATGTTGGATCTGATGAAGTAAGAGACGATGATACCCCATCATAAGTCATCACAGTTGAACCTCTACCCAAAACATATGGTACGGCAAGACTCCACTGATATATCTTATCATCAGTTCCATCCAAAACATAACACTTTGTTCCATCAGGATTAAACCTAAATGATGATGGATGGTCGCTGCCACGAGTTGCCAAATCTATACAACCATCAGAAAAACTTGATAACTCGTATGCAGTTGTTAACGGAATTGATACTGCTTTATCATATGAGGAAGAATATCTATCCAAAAATGTAATTGTAGTTCCATCACCATTAAATCTACAACCAGATGGAGTAGCAAAATAATTTGTTATATAAGCGGTTGTAGAGGGGGCTGATGGCCACTGTGCTGATGATAAATCAAGTGTTTCGTAGTTTGAAATTGTTGATGAATCAAATCCTGTACTTAGGTTATATGCTTTGGCTTCATCTGAATTATAATCAATAACTACCAACTTTGTTCCTGTGGGATTAAAATCAAAGTGTGCTGGATTAGTTAATCCTAATGATGTTCCTGAAACATAGGTTACTGTTGAAGATAGATCAAATCCAGTGCTTAAAGTCCATTCATGAATTTTGTCACTACCATTGCCAATAACAAACATTTGTGTTCCATCAGCATTAAATCCTACATCAAAGGGATTGCTCTCATATGATGTAGTAGAGAAATTTGTTCCCTCAGTTATTGTTCCACTTGTAACATCATATGCATTTGATACACTATACTCAACAACTTTATCTGTCCCATAGTTAACTGCAAAAAATTTGGTTCCATCATTATTCCACCTTAAACTATATGGAGTTGTAAGACCATCTCCACCAAGACTATACGCACCTTCATAAGTATCAAGAGTTCCAACATTATATGCAGTTGATAATGAAAATTGTTGGATATTGTCATCACCAAATCCAATTAAATATAATTTTGTGCCATCATCATTAAATTCTAATCCTCTTACACTTGCATCCACACTACCTATACCGAAAATATTATTTAATCTTTTGTTTATTTGCTCATATCCTGCACTAAAAAGATTATTGGTTGGATTAGTTGATATCTGCCACGGATCCCCCATTGTGAACTGTAATATAGTATCTTCAGTAGTTCCACCAAAATAAAGATATCTTCCATCTGGAGATACTTCTATAGAATAAGTGGTGGTGTCATAAGTATAACAGCTAAAGGTTGCTTGCGTACTTGATCCTGTTGTAACCTCAAAAGGAGAGGTACACTCAATATGTTTAATATAATCACCACTGTATGTGAGATACAAATGAAGTCCATCTGGTGACCAAGCAAATCCATATGGACTACTTAATCCAGTGGTATATAAGTTTTTTTGATGTAATCCCACTTTCTTCAATCCTGCTTGGGATATAGCATCAATTCTTATATTATCTACACTATCATACATTCCAGAAGATCTTGATTCAAAATCTCCTCCTGTAATAAGACCTCTTGCCCTTGACATTATGATATATCCTCATAACCAATAACAAGTTCAAGATCACTTGCTACTGAGGCTACTGCACGAATAGAATCGTTTTCTTCTAAGTAAAAATATGTATCCTTTGCACATAAAATTTGAGTTGCTTTTGCAGGAACCTTAATTTCCTTCGCGATATATCTATCTGTTGAACCATCGTAAATACTGACACTGATATCAGCAGCATTTACACCATCAACATTTGCACAAAGGATACTATTAATTTTCAATACCTTGCCACTAGAAGAAGCATTGCTCAATGCTGCAGCAATAGATGCAGTCACAGCATATCTTGCAGTCTTCCCAGTAATTGTTGTTGGACTTTTTAAATTTGGTGCAGTCATGTTTTTATCTCCTTAATTATATTTAGAATATCATTCCCATGATTACTGGATCTGGACCTGATGATCCTCCACCGCCAGAGGAATTGATGGTTACTTGTCCGGTTGAACCAGAAATAGTTACATTACTACCAGCAACAATAGAAGTTACAATTCCAGTTAAATTAGAACCATTACCAGTAAAACTTGTGGCAGTTACGACACCAGTAACATTAACACCACCAGTTCCGGTTATATACTTACTATTAATATCTAAATTACCACCTAGTTGTGGTGTTGTATCACCTACAATTTCTGTAGTAATTCCAGTGAGACTAGTGTAAGGATATGCGGTTGCATCAGTTAAGTCAAATGCTGGTGTTGCATCAGAAGCACCTAAGTCAACAGACACACCACCGAATGAGACACTATCATTTACTAACTTAGCATTAGCAATAGAACCTGCTAACTGAGCATTGGTAATGGTTCCGGTTAAATCTGTTGTTGGTAAATTTCCACTAAAAGTGGTAGCAGTTATAATACCAGTAACATTAACACCACCAGTTCCAGTTATATACTTGGAATTAATATCTAAATTACCACCTAGTTGTGGTGTAGTATCATCTATAACATCACCACCACCACCAGAAACAGTTTGCCATGTATTATCACCACGTAAGAACTTCGTTCCAGAAGCACCACTACCTAAACGTGCTACATTAATAGTGCCAGTAGTTATATTAGCGGCATTAGCAAGATTAGTAGCAGTGGTAGCAGTACCAGTTACATCACCAGTTACATCTCCAACAAATGAAGTTGCTGTTAGTGCTCCAGAAGATGAATTGAATGTTAAATTATCACCTGTCTTAGGTGCTAAGTCTCCAGTAGCTGCTGTTGCAAAAACTGGGAAGCAAGTTGTATCAGATGATTCGTCTGCTAATGTTATTGCTGATGCAGTAATAGTTCCTGTTAAATTGCTTGCTGCTAAGGAACCAGAAAAACTGGTAGAAGTTACAACCCCTGAAAATAATACTCCTCCATCGACTATAGTAAGTCCTGCACCAGCTGAGGAATTAAATGAAGAGGCAGTTATAATACCAGCATTAACAATGTTTCTACTATCGTCAATGATAGTAGAACCTGAAATTTTAATTGCCATTTTCGTTTATACTAGGCTTTTTTATATTTATTAAACTCTTCCTTAAGTTCATCAATTTGGTTCTGTTGATCCTTTACTACTTCTATCAACAAACCAATTAATCCATTATAATTAACAGCCTTAGGATCACCATCACTTACCAATTCTGGTAGAACAGTCTGTAATTGATCAGCAATAACACCAAGAGATGGTTTATTATCCGACTTCCAATTAAAGGAAACACCTTCAATCTTTAGAATTTTTGTTATTGGATCTTCAATAATCTTAATATTAGTCTTCAGTTTAGCATCAGATGTAGTATTAAAATCTGTTGCTGAAGCAGTTCCTGTTACGGTAAATCCTCCAGATACCGTTTCAGCAACCTTACTATTATCATAGTACAAATCTACTGAACCATCACCAGTAAGAATAATACCTCGTTCCCCACTCTTAGGATCTATTCTTAATGTACCTGTAGTATTTACAATATAACTATCAGTTCCATCGTGATATAACTTCAAATCATTACCAGCACCTATTTGAAGATTTGTCGAATCCGTTGGTATATGTACACCTGCTCTTGCAGTAACAATACCAATTGAATCTACATTAGTAACATCTTCATATGTAATAGTTCCGCCAACAGTGATGTTTCCATCAACGTATTGATGTCCTTCAACATATAATGCGTAATCAGATCTTGCTGTTGTTCCAACACCTACCTTCTTAGTAGTACTAATACCAACACTATCAATATCCCAATCAGAATCCCCAGCCTGACCTACCCATTTACCAGATGAAGAATTATACTTTAAGAAATACCCATCTGTTTTAGCAGTATCACGATCAATATCATCCAAAAATTCTAATCTAGTTTCACCACCGCCACCTAATGTTGATAGTTGTTGTTGGATTCTATTAATAAAGAGTTTATAATGACTTTGAAGTTGATCTAAAGTTACAAAATTCTTACTTAATGGAGTTAGGGGATCTTTAGTAGTTGTATTTGGATCTCCGCCAAGATTAACCCCTTCCTTAATTACTTGTTCTGATAAAACTTCATCAAATTTTTCTGGTTTAAAATTCTTTAAAAGATTCTCTAAATGAGTAATCTTATTATTTAATTTTTTATCTAACCTATTAGTACTCTCCTTAATTGATTTTGACTTTTCCTTATTAAAATAATTTAAATCATACTTAACTTCTTCAACACGCTGGCGCACCAACTCTTTCAGAGTTTTTTCTAGATTCTCAATCTTATTATCTAATGTTGGGAGAATCGTATCAATTTTTTCATTTAATTGATTACGAGTTGTACTAAGAAGAGTTGATGAAGATTTAGATTCTTTTTTAAGATTTTTCAGTGCATTTGATATATCTTTCTTAGCAACTTTATAATGTTCATTTAATTCAGAATAAGTTTCTTGTGATTTTTTATCACTCTTAAGAAGATCTAATTCTAATTTAACAACCTTTTCACTAAGATCAGTTTCAAATTTTGATACTTCCTCTTTAATAAAATCAGTACACTTAGTATTCCATTCATCATATACTTTATCATGTTCTGTTAGGTATGCCCCAAACTCCTTTTCAACTCTATCAAACTCCTCTTCAACTTTCTCAAATTTTTGATCTATTACTTGATTACTATCAACAATTTTTTGTTCTAATGACTGAGTAACATTACCAATAAATTTCTTATGATCTGATTGATCATTAAGAACATTCTCTATAGAAATATGAGCGCCTTTAATATCGCGCCTTACTTGAGATAGATCTCCATTATTAATACCCTTAAGGGTATTCTTCATTTCAACAAATCTATTATCAATATTACCATCAAACTCAACTAATTTACCATCAACAGTCTCTTCCCATTGATGAACAGATTCTTTATGCGAATTAAATTTATCATCAACATTAGATCTAGAATCTAAAATTAATTTTCTATATTTGGGTACTTCAACTTCTACGAAATTATTAACAGTTTCAGTAAGATCAGAAAAATCTCCTTTTATTTTCAATAAAGTCTTAGCATTTACCCCTTCTACTCTACTTTGAATACCCTTTACGGATTCTTCAACAGTAAGTAAATGTGCCATCATGGCAGAATCAAGATCATCCTGAGAAAGAAGACCCTTAATATCCTCCCTAATATCCTGTACAGTTGAACTTAATTCCTCTACCTTATCAACATTCTTTCTGAAATTATCAAAAGTATCTGTAAGCATAGTACTAGATGCCTTTACAGCTACCTTAGGTACTATGTCTTCCCTCTGTTGATCTATCAAACCAGATAAACCAGCAAGTTTTTTATTGGAAAAATATTCCGAAGGTTTCTTTAACGGCACCTACTCTACCCCAAATTACATTATCTCCTATATGTATTTATTTCTTTAAATTCTCTTCAATTCTAAAGTTTAAATCCTGAGAAGGTATCTTTCTTAACATCTTGCTTAATACCACCAACTACATACGACTCAACTTCCGTCTCTTGGGGAGCAACTTGAAGACCTTTAGAAGAAATCCAATGCTGAGTCCATGGTAAAGGATTATGACTTGCGGGAATATCATACTGGGGGTTTAATCCTATTGCTTTTATTCTACGATTAGCAATCCACTCAACATACTGATGTAAAAGTTTTTCATTTAAACCAACCATACTCCCGTCCTTAAACAAATATTCTGCCCATGCCTTTTCCTCATTCACACATACATCATACATTTTATAGGTCCACTCTTCCTCTTCCTTCATTATTTCTTTCATCTCAGGGTCATCACCCTTTCTCCAATTATTTAATATGTTTTGTGTAATCGCCAAATGTTGATTCTCGTCTCTGGCGATGAGGGAAATAATCTTTGCTGAACCTTCCATGCATTTAAGTTCACCAAAAGCAAAACTGCAAGCAAAAGAAACATAAAACCGTATTCCTTCCAGGATGTTAACATTCGCAATTGCCCGATAAAGTTTTCTTTTTAAATCTTTAATAGTATATTCCGTTGAAGGAGATCCCTTCCAATCTTGTTTCCAAAAATTACTCTGACCATACTGATGGGCATCATTAATAAAATCATCATATGATTCTGTTACACTCTTAGCACGTTCTAAAATTTTCTCATCATAAAGAATGGTATCAAACACATCAGAAGGATTCGAATATACATTCTTAACAATATAAGTATAAGAACGACTATGGATCATCTCCATAAATTGCCATACTTCCATACAAGACTCTAGTTCAGGAAGAGAACAGAATGGCATAAAAGCCATACCAGGAGCACGACCCTGTACAGAATCTAACATAATCTGATACTTCAAGTTAGAAGTGTAGATATGCTTCTGTTCTGGACGCAACATCTGATAATCACCCCGATCTTTCTGTAGAGACACCTCTTCTGGTCTCCAAAAATATCCTAACTGTTGAGTAGTTAACTTCTCAAAAGCAGGATACTTATACGAATCATAACGTTGAACCCCAAGAGGTTTCCCAAAAAACATTGGTTGCTTCTTGGTATCGACAGGATCGGTATTAAATACCGTCATTCCTTTAATATTAGACTGCACAGGACTCACACTCTCCTTCATCAGCGGTACTTAATTCATTAATCAATTGTCGTAACTGAGTCTTTCCTTGAACCCCTACCTCAGAAACATTATCATGCCATCCTATTGAATGAGATGGTTCCTCATCACTCTTCATGTCATGAGTATTCTGATAGTAAGAAGTCTTCCAGCCTAACTTATATGTAGTTAGAAGATCGTTTGCCATTACTGATACTGGTACTTCATTATCAGGATAATGTTCTGGATTATAGGACCAGTTACCAGAAATTGCTTGATCGAAGAACTTCTGCATAACTGCAACTATATTAATATATCCTTCGTTATTTGGCATCTCCCAGAGAAGGGTATAATTATTCTTTAAGGTGGCATAGGAAGGAACAATCTGCTTAAGAGGTCCCTTCTTTGATTTTTTAATGGACAAGTAGTCTCTAGGTGGCTCGATTCCATTGGTTGCATTTGACACAACGGAACTGCTCTCCGAAGGCATTTGTGCGGACAATGTTGAGTGCCGTAATCCGTGTTCCAAGATAGATGCTCTAAGAGATTCCCAGTCATGTTGTAAAGGTTGCGAACAAATGTTATCTACGTCTTTCTTATATGTATCTATTGGCAAAATACCATCTGCATACTTAGTCCTTCCAAAGTTCTCACACCATCCTTTCTCCTTAGCAACCTCATTGGATGTCTTTAGAAGATAATATTGGAAGGATTCCGAGAGTCCATGGACAGCATCCCATGCCTCTTGTGACCCGTAATCAAACCCCAGTTTCGCCAAATAATGGGCGAGACCAATAAACCCTACTCCAATAGATCGGCGACCCTCAGTAGCGATTCTGGCCGCCTCTACGGGGTAATCTTGATAGTCTATCAATTCTTCCAACCCACGAACAGCAAGATCACAAAGATCTTCCAATTCACTATCAGAATTAACCTTACCTACATTAACTGCGGAAAGAATACATAAAGCAATTTCACCTAAATGGTCATCAATATGCTGAATAGGAACAGTTGGTAATGTAATTTCTTGACATAGATTACTCATATTCACTTTATCTTTAAAGGAAGAATGAGAATTGCAGTGATCTATATTCATGATATAGATTCTACCAGTCTCTGCTCTTTCCTTTAATAAGTCAAGGATGAGTTCTTGAGCTCCAATGGTAGTTCTGGGGATGGACTCATCATCTTCGTACTGGCAGTATAAGCTATCAAAATCATCGGTCCCAAAACTCTCATAAAGGTTAGGAACACTATGAGGGGAAAATAACGAGATTTCCTTATCTTGGATAAAACGTTCATAGAATAACTTACTTAACTGGATGCTGTAATCTAGTTTTCTGACTCGGTTGTCTTCTGTTCCTTTGTTGTTTTTGAGGACAAGGATATCACAAATTTCCTGGTGCCAGATAGGAAAGTGGACAGTAGCTGACCCGCCTCGGATCCCGTTTTGAGTGCAGCATCTGACAGTCGATTCAAATTTTTTGAGAAATGGTACGACTCCCGTATGCTGGACTTCTCCTCCTCTGATTTTGGCGTTGATCCCTCTGATTCGTCCCGCATTAATGCCGATACCAGCACGTTGTGCGACGTATTTGCCAATAGCCATATCGCTGCTAAAAATAGAATCGAGGGTGTCATCAGCATCAACCAAAACACAAGATGCAAATTGACGAAGAGGGGTCCGTACTCCTGCCATGATCGGGGTTGGGATGTTGATTCTGTGCTTGCTGATTGCGTCGTAGTATCTTCGGACATAATTCATTCTCCTTTCTTTAGGGTATTGTGAAAATATAGTCAATGCTATCATCATATACATGAACTGGGGCGTCTCATAAACCCTTCCAGTACTTCTATCTTGTACAAGATATTTGTCAACTACCTGGCGAAGACCTGCATAGGTAAACATCATGTCCCTATCATGGTCAACCCAAGAACCTGCTTTATGGATCTCTTCTTGACTATATTTTTGAAAGATTTCGTTATCATAAAGATTTACTGTACACAAATGTACAATATGATCTTCGAATGTTGGATGTTCTCTCATCCTTCCATAAAGACTTTTTCGAACTGCAAAGAGCAAAAGTCGTGCAGCAACGTACTGGTAGTTGGGATGATCTAAATCTATAAGATCACTGGCAGACTTAATAAGAATCTCTTGGATTTCTTCTGTTGTAATTCCATCATACAGTTGAATTCCAGATGTCATCTCCACTTGACTTGCGGATACTCCAGCAAGTCCTTTACAAGCTTCATCAACCATCTTATGCATCTTTTCAAGATTGAGAGATTCAATCCTCCCATCCCTCTTCTTAACCTTAGTACCGTTGCTCATGCTCGTTTCCAGTTGTTAAATTTAAGATTTGCTTCTAATCCATAATATACATTCGATTCTACCACAGACTGAACATTCAGTCCAGATAAAACCATGTCATTTATATCCTTCTCTTTTATGTCGTCTGGCCAGATAACAACTCCTTCTCCTCTGTTGATACATCTTTCAATTCTGGAGACGATTTCTCTATTACGCGGCTCATTATCGTAAACAAATACAATATTGATTCCTTGAAAATATGCCATGTCACCGTCGCTGCCACATAAAGCCACGCTGTTACTAAGAAAACAGCTGTCAAACGGTCCTTCGACCACGTAGACTGGAGATTTTTTACTGATAGTGTCAAGTCCATAAATTTTCGGCGCCTCTTCATCGAGCATTATAGTAATATATTTAAGCTTATTCGGACCTAGAGATCTGCCCTGAAATCCAATTAACCTTTTATCCTGATATAACGGAATTATAATCCTGGATTCATCATACGAAGTGTCATCTTTTGCGTAATCTTTAACATAAGTTCGCACAAATTCTTTAAAGTTTTCCGCATAATAAAATTTGGTGGGATCGAGTCTACGGCTTTCAAGATATCTCTTAGCACTATGTACTCCAGAACATAAAGGAAGAAGGATCTTGGTCTGGAATACAGGCTTCTCAAAATTAATTTTAGGCTCCTCAGCGACAAAATTCTTCCCCGTAAATCCATCCTTGAACTTCTCTAATTTATACTTCTTATGAAGTACAACATCCATTTCTTTTAAAAAATTATTAAACGACATCGAAGCACCACAGTTGTGGCACTTAAAATTCGTATTAACCTTTACCTGATAAAGATACCCTCTCGTTTTACTTTTACTCTTTCTAGAATCTCCACAAAGAGGGCACCTAAAATTATAAAGGTTAGGTTTAACTTTTTTAAACTTCTCTAATCTACTTGAGAGAAATCCAATATACTTCTCATCAACTAGATCCATTAACAATAAGAACTTCTTGAGGTATCATACTCGTTTCAGACCCTGCTGTCAAGGAACCTATAACACGTTGTCCGACTGGACTAACGATGAAAGATATAATACTAAGAGCGCCAAATATAGTCCACATTTTCTTTTCAATGACTCTAAGACGGTCATCGACTTTTCTGATGTCTCTTTCACAACCTGATTTTGCCTGTCTATTTACCTCACGATGAACACTCTCTACTTTCTCAAAGAGCACTGCATCCATTCTATCTTGCTTGTCTAATTTCTCATCATGGACAGCAAGCATCTGCCCCATCTTAATAGAGTTCTCACTCAGAGTTTCTATTACTCTTTCTAATCTTTCTACAACCGCATCGTTAACTCTCATTTCGTCGTTGCGCCCTTGCTAGATCTTTAAAGAAAGGATTCCACTTTCTAGTTTTCTTCTTTCTCAAATCTACTGGGGGATCATCACCCGCTTGAGATGTTCCGGCAATTTGACCACCGCCAACATTATTAACAGGCGCTTCTTCACGATACAATTTCTTAGTACGAAAACCTCTTGTAATTATTATGATTTTATCTAATGAATTAGACATTCAGATTACCTTCTTAAGTTCTCTATAACAATCATTATCAATAGGAATTTCATGAATAAAACACTTAGGATAATCTGGTAGTTTACCTAAAGTTACAATAAAAGTTTTCATGACAGGCCATAAATCTGGTTCTATCTTATAAAACAAAAGTGGAGTGGCAGCCTCACCAAATAAATTGTAAACCGTAATAAAATGATTTACAAGAAGATGAGTCCTAAGTACTCCACTTTTCTTAAACTTTTTTAATAACCGTTTTATGTATTTGAACTTCTTCATATCATCGAAGAAGTCTTCCTGTGTTACCGCTTGTGGATTATCATAATTTTTAATTGCGAATAAGAGGAAATTATCCTCTGTCAATTCATGAAAGAACATAACTCATATAGCAATTTTCAATCAGTCTTTAAGTAAGAGGAGCAGCATCATACAATGGAGTATTACCAGTTGTAATACCAGACGCAGCGACAAGTACTTCCTTCTTAACCCTCAAGTTACCGTGGTTATCGTGGTATGTAGTAACACCAACCCAACCTACACCCGTATCATATTGAGTACCGGAAACGAGAGTCTTCTCAGCAGCTGATACGCCATATATGTATGCATCATAACCAGCGTTAAATCTCTGGAATGTGCAGAATCCAGCAACCGCGACGGCTGTACCAACTGTAGAAGCAAGAGATACTGATGTAGCGCCAGTACCATCTGCTAGTTGTGTAACACTGCTAATTTTAATACGACCATTGACGGGGGTAATCAAGAAGTCGTTAGCAGCAACTGTTTCTGGAAGGTCGTTAATGGGAATAATATCCGTAGCGACACCAGCAAGAGTACTACATGTACGAGTGGCATACGTAGTATATGCTGAATCTGATTCCTTAGTCTCAGCATAAGTTTGATCCAAAATTGCTGATTGTGGATATTGACTTACCTGATATGTGGTAGCAGCAACTGCAACACCACTAAGACCCATTGTTGATCCAATGGTTAAGGATATTGTACTTGCAACACTTACCACTGTCGCGTCGCCGTAATAAGTAGCTGCAGCACCTACCGCTCTAACTCCAATCCTAATTATATCCCCAGCTTGAACACTTCCAGTCGCGCCGAAAGTAGTTGCAGTACCAGTAACGACACCAGTACTATAATTCAGTGTTATCGTTCCATCAGCGGATCCCACCGCGTCACTATTTCCCCAGAGTGCCATTTGTTATGCCCGCAAAATGTTTTGTCTTTAGATATTTATAAAACTAGGATACTCACACGGCACCCAATCTCATAGCCTTTTTGATACGTGCTACTATCTCATCATCAATATCATTATCTGTTGTCTTGGCATATTCCTCCATCATTTCAACAGCAAAAGTTTTCATTTGTTTTTTGAAAACCTTACGTACCATCATAAGGAGAAGTGGTTTTACCAATAAAAATATTAAACTCATGAATAATACTTCTCCGCAGCCTTATAGTAGTCTCCCATATTATGATCGGCTACACCATCAAATCTTGTATCATTCTCATCTTCCAGTCTAGTAACTGGATGAGTATGTACATAACCTGCTAACCAAGGAGGAGTCCCTGGCACAATATCATTACCATGAACAAACCGAAGATGTTCAAGATCCTTGATCCTCCTGCGTAGTCTGCGTCCACCTGGTCTAGGTGATCCAGCAGTTACAAGTGCAATATTTGTATTACCAGACTCCCAAAGAAGATCAGCAATTAATGTAGCAGTCGCACCACCAAGAGAATGTCCTGCAATTACCAATTTCCTTTCTGGATTCAATCCTTCATAGGCAACTACTAATTGTGCTAAGGTTCTATTAGCATTATTTTTAAAACCTCTATGACAATCATCCCTTCGAATCAAAAACTTCAGATTAGTTACCCAGTCTGTAGTTTCGTTTGTTCCTTCTACAGCAAGAATAGTATGTCCTGCAACTTTTCTACTAACCAAGAAATCTTGATCATGAGGATATACATCCCTACAACACCTAAGTGCTTCAAGGACAACCTCTTTTGATAAAGACATTATCTTATTGCAACTGCACTTATATAGGCGTTAGTCTTTATTTGAAACCCACTTCTGTTTCTTTTTATCATATCTCTTAACTTCACCAACTTTCAACCTATTCTTTTCTCTTTCTTTTGCAGCAATAGCATCTTTAGTATAATCTTTCCACTTTTTACCATGCTTCATGCGAAGGTTACGATTGGTATTCTCTTGTTCACGTGCAGAATCTTTTCTTTTTTGTTTTTCGCTACGGAATTGAGTAGTCGCTTCTTTATAATTCTTTATTTTCTTAGTACCTGTTGCCTTCATTGCATTCTTTAAATATCCACCAGTTCCACAAAGAGTATTTGGTTTACCAGGAAGTCTTTGAGTCCTTTCCATACTCTTTTCAGTATAGGATTCATCCGCACTCAACTTGGCAGCAATAGCCATTTGACGACGTTTCTTCTTCGACTTACCTTTAAATTGAGGGGCATCAGAGTCATAGAAATCATCTATGACTTTTCCCATACTCGATTTTTTTACATTAATAGGCATCAGGTTCCTAACCCACGACCTGCCTTTCTATTTTCAGCTCCACCATACTGAGCATCAACTTCTCTCTGTGCCTTTTCTTTAGCACTTAAAGGTTTCTGAGGTTTGGGTTTTGCCTTAGGTTGTGGTTTTGGTTTTGGAGAATCTTTTGTGAGGACACCGGACTCACCGTGCTTTTTTCGCAACATACTCACCACATTATCAAATGCTTTGTCTTCACTAACCTTTTTCATCTTACGAACTTGCTGATCCTGCTTCGTAGATGTCGTGTAATCACTAGCCATCTGAGCTCTATCAGCTGACTTCTTTCTACGCTCTGCCTGATTCCTAATTGCCCGTTTCTTATCCGGTGTTAGTGTTTTAAACCCTTCTTTCACACCACGCTTAGCAGCATGTGCTTTTTGACGAGTTCTAGTACGAGCAGAATCAAGAGACTCACCAGGCTTTCTGGTTATAAAGACTGAAGTATCAAACTTAGAGTCCTTACCAGGAGGAGTGTTCCTCTTATTTCTAGCAGTTGCTTTCTCCTCAGCAGAACCAGTATCTACCTTTGCTTCATCAACACCCTGTTCTTTAACCATACCAACGACAATTTTGTTGTTTTTACTTTTCTTATCGTGATAATCAATGGATTGTTTTTGTTGGTCAGCATAGGACTTAGCACTATTCTTAGTATTTTTACCTGGAGTAACACTCTTTGGTCCACCCCTCTTTAATTCTTTTTGCTTTTCGGTTTGTCTTTCTTTCGCAAGCATTCTACGATACTCATCTTCATGAAGAGCCCCTTCTTTTTCTTTAATACCACGCTTCTTAGCATGTGCTTCTCTACGTTTTTCACTAGCAGCAGAGTCCTTACCCCACGCCAATGATTGTCCTTCCTTTCTCTTTATGAAAACTGAAGTGGCAAACTTTCCAAAACCAGGATCACCTTTCTTAGGATTATTCCTTTGATTCCGTGCGGTTGATTTTTCATCAGCAGACTTACCAGTATCAACTTTTGCTTCATCTACAAACTTAACAGGATGTGATTCTGTACCACCTGTCTTAGGATTATACTTTGTTGTACGAGGTTTCTTAGGGTCGTCACTCTTAAAATCTTTATGAAGTTTATTATATGCCTTCTTGGTCATTTTAATTTCTTCTTTAGTCACATCAGGTTGATATGATGCTTGAATGTCTTCTCCACCACCAGATCTAACAGCTTGCATCTTCTTAAGAAGAATCTGTTTCTTAATCTGACTTTGTTTCTGTTGTTTTGCTTTAAGACCCTTATCTTCAGCACCACCAGCCTCTTCATTCTTTAAATGATCAGCAGCCTTATACCTCTTATCACCTGCCTTATACTTTTGATAAGCAGGAGTGTTTGCTTTCTTATCAGCATGAGTTACCGTAAGACGATCATCCTTTTTCTTACCTTTCTCATCGTAACCTGGATATGATGCTTCATCCAAATTATGATGATCTTCACCACATTCTACACATGGATCCTGTCCACAACCTTCACATGAACAATCATCACATTTACCACCCTTTTTCTCAGCAAGTGATATAAGTTTACCACCCAACTGTTCTACTTCTTCACCAAGTTTTGGATTGATAATAATCTTATTCTTTACTTTCTTCTTGGTATCAATTTTCTTAACATCATTATCATCAACATCTTTAATTTCACGAAGTTCATCTCTCCAATTAGAGAATCCTTCTTTCTTTACACCACTATAAACTCTCTTCTTACCAGAAGGATCTGGAACAAATTCTCCTAAGGGGCCTTTCTGCTTGTCATTATGATCGACATCGCCATCGACATCTGTGTCAACTCTCTTAACCGCTTTACTAACGAGTTTCTTAACATTTCCTGATGGTACTTCTGTAGATTCCTTCTTAACATTTGAAGCAGTGGAAATAGGTTTCTTTTTCTGAACAGGTTTTTGTTCTTTCGCAACTCCATGACCAGTCATTTCAACTGATGAAATTTCTTTACTAGCACGAAGTTTATTGATCTTTGATCGGGTAGCCATACGAACGTCAGTCCTATTCGTATGTCGATTCCTAACTCTTACTTTAAACTTCTTCTCTTCTTCGTCCAATGAAGGATCAAATTCATCAGCACGCATAACAGCCTCCGTGTCTCTTAGTCTAGTCCTATCATGTTCAGCAGACCTTTGGTGGGTCCTATGCTTTATCACTCTTTGCCTTTTAAGCTCTTCACGTCTCTTTTTGAGATGCTCCTTCTCACCAGGTTCCAAATCCTCTTCAACAGGAGCTAGAACAGTCCTAGCCTGTTCAAAGAGATTCTGCCAAGTTGAACTTTCCATTTTTTAAATGCTACCCTGCACTTTTTATTTATTTATCCTAGTCTTTATGTTTTCAGAAAGCCAACATCTAAAAACATTTTCAGACTCATCTAAACAAATGAGGTAGTTAGCACCTCTACGAATAATCTCTCCAATCTTATTGGATTTAATATCTTCAACTTGTTCACCTACTTTAAAAATATCCCCATCCAAATACTTTTCACGCAGAGTTCTAGTGTCTTTCGGTTGTTTCTTTTCAAAAACAACAGACTGGGCTTGTGATACAAACTGGCTAAAACTCTTCATCATATTATCTGTATACAATCTTATTTATGCAAGTCCCATGCCGTGTCTGACTTCATTCATAAGATTTCTTGTTTCTTTATCATCCAAACTCTTAGAAATCCCCTGTCTAAAAGATTTAAAATCTTCCTTTTGTGCTGCTGTTCTCATTTTAGAAGCAGACATTCCACCTACACCTTCTGCATCAGGATCCCTTTGACCAGCAGATACTACCTTTAAACTCTTAAACGAATACTCCTTATTATTATATTTTTCAATAAGGGTTCTCATCTCCCTAACCCTGTCACTACCTACAATCAAAGCAACTTCTTCATAATTTTTTTCAAGATCTTTTAATACATGGATTATAGTCTTGAGAGAAGTATTATACATTATCTTACTTGCATGTACAGGAAACATCTTCTTCATATATGAAACCTTAGATGCAGACGATAAAGGATTCTTTTTCTTATCCTGAGTATGACTCGTATAAATCCTATAATTTGATGATACTTTCTTAACTTGATTTAAAAGTTTCTGATGGCCAATAGTAGGTGGATTGAATCTACCAAAAGTAATAGCTACTGATCGATGTTGATTAGTTCCAGTTGTACCAATAAGAGGTTTATCCAAATATAAAGTATTACCAGTCTCCCACTCCTTATCAGCAGTAAAGTTCGCACGAGAAAATTCAAGTCTATCAACTAACTTCAAAGCCTTTCCAGATTTAATAGCAACAAATCCTTCAGGGGCAGTAACCTTATAACCATTCTCAGTTTTCAAAAATGTTCCTAACGTCTTAACCTTCTCCAATTTACGAATAACAAATCTCTTTGCCTCCTGCAAATTAATATAAGTTGCAATAGTAAAGTAAACAGATTGACTATTCTTATTCAAAAATTCAAGACCATTTTGTTGCATGGTACGATACTTTGCCTTAGATGTTGTTGTCTTTAATGTTGATATATGTTTGTCTAATATAGATTCATAGTATCCATTAAAATCAATAACCTTTTGTCTTACATTAATAATTTTTTCACCACGACGAATATAAGAATTAAAGAACTGTTTAAATAATCCAGAAAGAAGATATCTACCATAACCAGTTTCACCAAGAACATCTAAAAAAGTAGATGCTTTTGTAATACTACCACGAGCACGATTAACCAATGCATTAAATTTCTGAATTTCGTCAGCAGTAAATTCTGCTGCACCGGACGCATCTTCAAATGAAGCAGTTGCCGCATATACATTACCAGTACTACTTACAGAAATCTTATTAAAGTTTGCAGTCATCTCTTCCATAGAAGTTCCAGTATAGGTAGTATGAAAAACTATACCTACCTTAGCTCCATTAATTAATTTTCCTAGATCAGAATCTACAGGAACAGCATATGTAATAGTATTCGGAGTAAAGCTAATTACGCTTTCGCCATTAATAATTTCCTTTTTCTTATCGTCAGTAAACAAAAGATCTCCCTGAAGAACTCCAGTAATACCAAGTTCTGGAAGATACTTAAGACAATCCTTAAGTTTTTGATTTAATTGACCTTGATACCAAGCATCAATCATATCATCAGAAAAACAAAGTTTTGGTTTTGTTTTTGCAAATACAGATTTTGTCCCAACAAAAAATCTTTTTCTCTCTGGATCAATACCACAAACAATCGCAGGAGCACCGTCCCATTTTGTAGTAATATTAATAGAAGAAGTGGGTTGACTTAACATCCTACCCAACTCTTCTAAAAAACCTATTGCATTAGTTGCTCCTACTGATCCATCATTAAGAATATCATCTTCAAGATGTTCTAGGTGAGTATTCTTAGACATCTTATTTCTTCTTATAGTCACACATAACGTGTGATGGATAAAGTTTACCCTGTTTATTTCGGAAGTTAAACTGAAATTTGTACAGGCTAGATTCGCAGTCAACAACTACCTTTTTACCTTTACCAGTAGTTCCACCATAGTACGCAGTTATATTGCCTGTCAAGGTTGTTGCGCGATTTAGATACGAATCGTTAACTTCGTAGATCTCAACATTACTTCTACTACGACCATGTACCATCCAATAACCTTTGCCCATCATTTGGCGTAACAGTCTTGTTACATTCTTCTTATTAATCTTACCTGTTATGTCCTTTTTGTGATTCTGAATCTTTTTTGAATGGGGATACGTATTAAATGTTTCACAAAAACTAATCCAATCAAGTCCAAATGTTTTTAAAAGAGCCATGCCTTTAGCATTTGGATCATACTTACTTAATGAAGCTTCTGTAAATATCGTACTTACACCAATGTTAGCAAACGCTAAAGTCTCTTCAAATTTTAATGAAAGATATACCTTTTCTTTACCATACTCCAAAGTAATATCAGTAACAATTTCACCAATATCCTCTTTACCTCCACCCAACCTCATAGCATAAACACTTAAAGGTCTTTTTGTATTATTTTCTCCTTCAGGAATCGCTCTAGTTAAAACTTTATATTTTGTATTTTGTGATAATTGTTCAATTAACTTTTCTGCGAAAGTATGATATTGACCCTTCTCTTTTCTTAATTGAAGAAGATATTCTATCGATTGAAAAAATTCTCTTTCAAAAACAAGTCCTAAATTTTCTTTCTTCTCTCCAGATCCTGCTCCACCAAACTCTGGAGTCTTTTCTAAGTCAGTTAACTTGATCGTTTTAATCTGGCCAGTATTTTTATAATGACCTGTAAACTGGATTTTACCTTTCGTTCCAGAGATATTAGCAGTTTGTTGTACCCTATTAAAAATTAATTGGAAGTCATCGGAATCATGCGATTCAAAAGCATAATCCTCACCCTCAATATCTAAAACTAAAGCAGTAGGAATAAAAATTCCATTATCTACCACCTTCCACTCATTTACCAATCCATCCATGGAAAGGAACTTCTTAGTAAACTTTTCTCCTTCCCTTTTAGAGAGAGTGTCCTTAGTTAAATGGGCCACACACTTAAGAACTTCTTTCTTTTTATTTAGGATCAGTACTTAATTATTCTTCTTTTTGTTTTTCCTTCTTCTTTCTCTCAGCAGCTTCTAACTTTGCCAAAAATTCAGGATCAGGTTCGAATACCAATTCAAACCCATCATCTTCTGGAATAAAGAATTCATCATCAGGAATAAATTCAACATCCATTAGCGATCTCCTTTCTTACGGTTCTCCGATTGATAAACATCAAATTCGCCACCAGGGTAGCGTTTCTTAAGCTTATTTACATTAGTTTTAATAACATCATCAAAAGATACATCTAAAGCCATACATGCCTGTGCAACATACCACATGACATCACCTAGTTCAATCTTAAGATGTTCTAAATTATCCTCATCTGCGGGTTTGCCTTGGAAGATTATCTTCTTAACAATCTCCATGAACTCTCCACCTTCTGCACTAATACCAACAGCAGCAGTTAACAAGCGTTCAATCTTTACATCCTTTGATAACTCAAATAATCTTCCATCAAAAGAAGCATAATCTTTTGATGCATGACTAGTAACTGCATCAACAAAAGTTGTATACTTATTGAAATCAACTTTCTTTTTCAAAATTTCAACTCCGCAAATTTTTGCTTGATGGTTTTACCTTCGTTAAAAGTATACTCTTCTTCCTGCCCACTGTCAACGATATCTTCCTGAGCACTTTGTTCACAATCATATAAACGCATCTTGGCCCGGTCAATTCCAACTACAAATCTTTTATTAATTGTAGGATCATTGTAACGATTCTTCAATTGCTTGACCATTATCTGATTCAATCCTTCTAATTCCTCTGTGGAAATCAAAGCAAACATCAAATCAGCTGTAGCAGGAAGACCAAAGGACTCAGATGTATCAGTGAGATCAACATCACTGCTAGCAAAACCAGAACGAGTGGTTTGAGTAGCGGATACGATTGGAACATTCGTTTCAACCGCAAGACCACGGAGTTCTTCTGCAATCGCTTTGATATACGAGTACGAATTGACATTACTATTAGCCCTATATCTAGAAGACGCACATATATTTAAGTAATCTATGAATATTATATCAGGTCTGAACGATTTCTTTAATGCTAATTCATTTAAAAGTCCTTTAAAATGTCCCGAATGAGCAGATGCAGTAGGATATTCTTTTATAATAAGAGACCCTTGCGTCTTCTGAGCGAGACTGGTTACTTTACCCTCATACATTTGATGAGGAAGATCTGTAATTTCTTGTATGTTTATGTTCAGAAGATTTGCGTCAATTCGCTCAGCAATTTTCTCCTCTGCCATCTCGCATGTAATGTATAAAACGTTCCGTCCTTGCAACAAGACGGAGCTAGCCACGTGGCACATGAATAAACTTTTGCCGACACCCGTACCAGCAAGAGCGATGTTAAGAGTTTTATTAGGGAGCCCACCTTTGGTAACTTTGTTAAAATATTCAAGATCAAAGGCAATCTTGTCTTCCTTCCTGTGGTAGGATTCATACCTTTGTTCATAGTCCTCAAGATAGTTGTGTCCAATGTGATTGTCAAACGATACGGCTAATGCGTCAGAAAGAATAGATGGAATAGCATCACGGCCCTTTTTTTCGTCATTTTGTTTATCGTCAGCGAGGGCAATCGACTCCATTAATGCCAGATAAATGGCCCTGTCACGGCACCATTTTTCTGTAGTATTAACTAACCATTCATTCTCCGATACGGCATCATCAAATTTAGATACCGAATCAATAACAGTGTTATATTCATCCTGGGTAAGATCACACCTTTTATCCAGTTCAATAGATAAAATCTCCTTAGTAGGAAGAGTATCGTATTGAACAACAAACGACGAAATAGTTTCAAAGACAACGCCATCGAGTCTTTGATCAAAGTATTCTTTTTTAATAAAAGGCAAAACTCTCCTTAGATAATCTTCGTTATAAACAAGATTTCTGAGGATAGTGTGTTCAATTTTCTCCATAACAAAATTCTTTTCTCGCAGTTTCATCAAGTGCTTGCATTACTTCTGGAGTGAAGTATGTTTCAGGATCCGCAAGAATCTGTTTGGCATATATTTTTTTGCCGTTGAATTCGTATCTTCCGGCAACGTTTTTCCAGAGCCCGCCAATTTCACCCAGCTCCAAAAGACCGTAATATTTATCAAGACCACGGCTATCATAAAAGAGACGTACTTCTACTGTTTTATTTTCCTTAGAGAGTCTCGATTTAGCCGTTTTAGCTTTAATAAGGTTTCCAACAACCTCTTTCTGATCCTTTTCCTTTTTTTTACTGAGATAAATGATTGTAGACGCGGCATACTTGAGGCCACTGCCGCCTCCCATCTCTTTAGTAGGGACATAACTACCGATGACATCGTATGTATGATTCGTAACTATAAGGGGAATGTTTGCTTGACCCAACTTCAAAGTCAACATTCTAAACGCACCTTTGACTAACTGCGATTTAGTCATGTCCCGAACTTGTTTATCGTTCAGAGCGTCCGTGATTTCTTTTTCTGTGGAAAGCATACCTAAAGAGTCTAACACAAACATGCAAGGTTTGCGAACGTCTTCAGGCATTTTTATATATTTATCAACGGCCTTAAGTGCCTTCGTTCTGAACTCTTCTATAGTGACTACATTAACCACTACCAACCTTGTCAGATCCAGTCCACGACTATCTAAGAGTGACCTCGTAATACTAGCTTCAGTATCAAAGTAAAGACAATAGGCGTCAGGATTAGTTTCCAAGAAATTCTTAACAACCGCAAGAGAAAAGAACGTCTTTCCTGTACTAGATTCTCCAGCAATAGCAGTAATTTTATTGGAAGATACGCCACCAAATATACTACCCGAAACGAGTCCATTGAAAATGTACGAACCTGTATCAACATACCGTTCAGTTGAGTCAATATCAACAGCAAGTTGAGTGTATTCATCACCTATTTCGTTTACAATATCTTTAAGAAAATCCATTTTGTGTCTTCCAATGTTTAATCAAGAGTTGAAGTTCTTTAATACGTTTCTCCGCAGCTTCAATTTTTTCTTTAGTTTGAGTCACTAATAACCCCCCATTCGTACATGTTCCACAATATCGTCACGTATTGCAATTAACTCATTATAACACTTTTGATTGTGGGCGCAAGAACGTAACTCATGATCAGGTTTCATAAGAGACTCAATGAATAAACTTTGAGCTCTTTTCCACTTATCTGCCTGAGATTCATTCTCTGATATAGTGTTTTGATCCTTCATACGAAAAATGATTCTAATGTGTTTGTTTTTTCTACATTCCACCCAATAGCATCAAGAATGATCTTGAGTGGTTCAAGAAATGACTTCTCAAATTGAAGATCGTAATCGATATACTTGTCAAGACCAATCTCATGAGGAAAGTCCTGTATAAAGGATATCACATTTTCGTTAATTATGTTAGGCTTTTTTAAATAACAAAATTTAATCTTCTCTCCATTCTTAATATAAGAATACTTATTTGACAAATCATTTTTCTTAATATAATGATTGAATAGTAATGCCCCTCTTGCATGAATTGGGGTTCCTTTAGAATAAATGGTAGATGAAGATTGATATTTCTGAACATCACTTACTGTTCTTGGAAAGGAAACATCTTCTGGATCTAATTGTTTAAATTGTTCCCTGAAATTTTCAATAAACTCAATAACATCATCTTCAGTACCATTCATCATAAGTTTAAGAGCATCTTTAATCATCTTTCGACAAGGAGCCGGAGTAGAAGATTTGACAGCCTCAATACCCATGATCTTAAGTTTGGGTTCAGAGTATTGAACTCCTTCACTATTCCATACGTTAAGTATGTATCGCTTCTTCGCAGTCCATATACCACGATCAGCAATGTTCTCACGTTTCATAAACATCTTCTGATCATATGCAGAAACATAATCAGCTAATTTCTGATAACTATCATCAATAAATGGTTCTAAATTCGTTTCACAAATTTTATCAAGAAACTTAACAACACTTTCTGTAGTCTTATCCCTTCCTTCATACACACGTTCAACTAATGGGCCCAAGTTAAGATAAATGGAATCGGTGTCAGAAGCAATAACATAATCAACATCATCTGTTTTAAGAACCTTATTCAAATAGGTATTCACCTTATTCTCTATCCAACGAATAGAAACTTGTCCACTAAGAGTAATAGCCTCCGCATTCTCTAACTTATAATACCTGAAGTACTGATTGCCGATAGCACCATAAGCAGAATTAAGAGAGATCTTTTTCGCCATTTGGATGTTGTTGCATCTTGCAATTTCCTTTTCCAATGATTTAGTGGGGGTCTTCTCATAAGTTTTCTTTGCTTCAATCATTTTCTTTTTGAAGATGACACGTTCGTTGTACATCTTCTCCATAAGTTCAGGAAGAAATCCCCTCACATCTTTTCTATACTGCGCTCCATTAGCACAAGTCGCATATTGACTATCAATCTCACACTCTTGATTTAGAATCCTTTCAACGCTCGCGCTGGGATGTCTAGTCTCACTGAGTGTCTCTGGTGAGATGTTATATTGCATAATAAGGTGAGGATATAGACTGTTAAGATCAAAATTAACCACCCAATCATAGCGTCCCGCTTTTGGTTCCTTGACATAAGCACCTGCGTATTTTTCATCCTTTTTACTTCTAGATTTTGATGGAATAGCAATGTTCTTGCGTTTCAATTCATTGAAAATAATACAATCCCACAACCTAACTTGATAGAAGATGTCTTGATAATTAACCTTGGCATTATATGCCATTGTCAATGCAAGTTCAATTAACTTAAGTTTATCCTCAAGTCTATCAACAAGTTCAACGTCAACTATATTATATTCTACAAATTTTTGCCAACCATTTGTATAAAAATCCTTAAAAGTATCAAACTCGGAGTGATCAAGTTTCTTTTGTCCTAATTCCTGTTGGGCGATATAATCCAACCGAAAAGATTCTTGATTAGGAGTACCAGGAGACCACTGATAAAGTTTCATATAGTCAAGAACTGATATACCTCCAATATCAGATACAAATTGTTTTCTACCTCGAATAAAAATCTCATCCTGAGTTACCAATCCCCAAGGAGAGAGTCTCTTCATAAGTTTCTCACCAAGAACTCTTTTAATTCTGCCGGTAAGATATGGGATATCGTATAGTTCACAGTTCCATCCAGTAACAACGTCTGGAGTATTATCCATCCACCATTGAATGAAAGCATTCAACAATCCAAACTCATCTGGATAAGAACGATATTCAACATTCTCTTGTTTATTATTAAATTGTCCTACACCCCAAGTAATAATATGTTTTGTATTATAATCTTGGATTGAGATTAAAAGTATTTCTTCAGCAACATTCTCTACATCTGGAAATCCATATTCAGCCTTAACCTCAATATCAATTGTTACCAAATTAATCTTTGATATATCAAACTTAATTTCTTCTTCTGGATATTGTTCTGCAATATATTGATAGATGAAACGTTCAAACCCATAGAGTCTAAATCCATCCACTCCATCATACTTCTTTATAAAATCCCTAGTTTCACGAATAGTACCTGGTTTTATGGGTTCTACAGTGTCGCCATTTAATGTTCTGTATTTACTTTTCTTCTTTGAATCAACATACAAAGTTGGGCGAAAAAGTTCACGATTGCTATATCGTTGACCATTCTCATATCCACGAACGAGAATTTGGTCCCCAACCATTTGAACATTAGTATAGAATCTCATCAGAGGAGTTTTTCATTATAAAGTTTAGATAGTTTTTCATTGGGATCAGCCATGGTCAAAATTTGATCAGAATGAACCATGAACTGACGCTGATCTGTATATTTAATTAACCAAGGAATCAAAGCTGTTTTATTATCTTCATCAAGAACAACTTCATATGGTTTGGTTAATTTACAATCAGGCTCACCCAACTCAGAACCAATATCTTCGATTTTGGAAATTACAATACTATCATTCTTTAAGAACAACAGTTGAATTATCTCCGGTGTCACTTCTATCGTCTGACTCTTCGTTGTTTGTTCCGCCATCTTTCGCCTTTGTTAATTGTGTTGTATATAGAGTTATAATTTGATCAATGGGATCAACTAACGTCACAACCCAATCAGGAGCAACGGGAATGTTTCTATCCTTAGCAAGGGGATTCCAAATCTGAAACGACATGTTCAAAGATGATCCTCCTTCCATAAGAACTTCTGGATTCAAATAATTAATCGTAACAGGGTTATTGAATACATAACCAACTACTTTCGACTCAAATACCAGTTCCTTGACATCCGCAACAACTTCTTCCCCAGACTTGAGTAAAGCAAGTTTAATAGCCATTGTTAAAAAAATTTCCTTCTGTTATTGTACCAATAAAAAAGAGGACCGTCAAGGCGGCCCTCTTTCCGAAGTGGACATTAGATCCAGTCCTTACGCTGGTGATGTTCTGGCACTACCTTACCAAGTGTAACGGAAAGTAGTCCATCTTCAAAGACGACTTCTTTGACAACAGTGTCATCAGCGATAGTCCAGTGTCTAGTAAAGGATCTTTGTGCAAGTCCTCTATGTGCATAATCAGTATCGTCGTTCTCCTCTTTCTTACCTTCTACAACAAGTTTACCATACTCTGTGTAAACTTTAACCTCATCTTTTTTAAATCCGGCTAAAGCAATCTCTAGTCTGGATAATACATTACTTACATTGATGAGATTGTAAGGTGGATAATTTGTTGGTGGGTTTTCATGCGGATTAAAAAAACGATCCAAATAATCATCCATTCCTATGCCATTCTTATTAATCCTATCAAACAGTTCTGGAAGATTTGCAGCATGATACCGCGCTAGATTAGTCATCTTAGTAGCTCCTTATTAAAGCGAGTTTGTGTTTTGTGGACCCCGAAGGCATCCATACTTATTTATATCACATATCAACAAAAAGGTCAGTGTGGTTAACCGAAATTAAATGGACACTTACCCGTACTTTCCCTATTCATAATTCCCCAAGCCTTACCAGGCAAATAATCTTTTAATTTTAAATTTTGAAAAACTTCTAAAACAACTTTTCTTTCCGGTTTGCGTTTTATTAATTGATAATTTTCTCCCACTCCACTAAATCGTATCATAAACATAGGATCACCTCTTTTAATTTTGAGGTGTGCTGTACGAAAAGCACATGATAGATTTCTTTTCCAAGTGCCTAATCTAAAATGGGCACTAACAATTTCATGACTTGGATGTTGAATTTGTTCTAACCATACTTTCTTATTATCTGTCCACATAAGAACTGATGGATTAATTTGTATAATAGCTTCCCGACCTTCTATAATTTCTATCTCAGTGTGGTGACAGAATTCATTAAATTGATCTTGATTTGAATTGACAACAGTACCATAGGTATCATTTCCATTATCTTTTATTGTTACATCCCAATCTAATTGAGAATAAAAGACCCAAGTATTACTAGCCCAAGATTTCCAAGCAGGACATTTATAGAATCTATATTTGGTAAAATCTTCCGTATCAATATATTTGACAGGATCAATAAAAACACCATCCTTTAACAAAGGATGATCATTCTCTGGCCAAGGAGCCCAATAATGCCAATAAACTTTTGTTGCCATAATCAATACCAATAAACTTTTGTTAATATAATCAAATAGTATAGTATCCGTCAGTTCTTGATCCTACAGTTTGTTCATAGAAAAGATCGCCTTCATTTCCAAACATCAAAGTCTTCCATGAATCACCATCTTGTTTATAAACTTCTAAAGAAGTTTCCTGTCCATACTTAGTCTCAACTGTCCAAGTTCTTTCCCACCAATCCTTTTCTTCATTATACGTAAATCCTTTTTCTTCCAATTTGAAAGTAAAACAATCTACTGGATTCTCATCTATCGTGCATGTGGTAGAAATACCAGCACCATCTTCGTTATCCAATGGATTATTAATCCAATTCAGGAATTTCATTATCATATGTAATAATACGGTGTGCTCTTTACTGGTTTGAAAGTTCCTCTATTCTATCACGAATTTCCTGTTTTGTCATTCTGCTCTGTCACCTTCTTCTTACCAATGTTATATTTGGTTTCTAAAGTCCATTCTCCCTTCTCCTTATAAGCGAGAACCTTTATTTGATTCAACGGAGCAACTTCTGTAATTATACCAGGATTAACGATTGTTATCAACCCCCAATCACCTAGAAGTTGAGCAATACGATTTCTACGTTGAACATCATTGGTTGTAAGATTAGCATGTTTTCCATCCAAGGCAAACAATTCCTTGAAATGAACAATATAATACTTCCCTTGCTTGTGCAAGATATGACACGATTGGTAGAGCTTCTTCTCTTTCCTTGAAGCAACTCCAATCCTTGTAAGAGTTTCTCTTACCTTAAGAAAATCATCAGGTTCATTAAGAATAATCTCAATCATCCTATCAGGTGCCCACTTCACTTCGGCTTCTTGAACCACACTCATTTTGATCCTCCAATGTCAATTCGATTCTTAATAAAGTTAATTTGATCTGTCGTCAAGATTTTTAGAGCTTGTGCCGCCTTATCATTACTATAACCATAGTAAATTTTGACCGTCTCAAGGTCCGTTACCTTGTCCTTTTTAAGCCAAGGAGAAAATCTTTTACGTTTCCTCAATGTATTTAGATAAAAATTATATTGCATATCATGATCTAAATGATGGTTTATATTCATCTCATTTACAAACAAAATAGCATCAACAGAACCACTTAAACATTTATTAATAATAAATGCCGGATACTTTGCTGTGGGATCTTCCTCCAAAACATTCTTCTTTGTTTGATTAATAGAGTTCAACCAATCTTTCAATTCCATCACGATTTCTCCAACCACTCATTATACTCTTTCATACTCATAATTTTACAGCAGACATTCTATTATAATAAGGATCTATATCTCCTGCCAGTTCATCAACATCCCTAATAAGATTATGATACTTTAATTCAGATGAAGCAAATTCTTGTTCTTTTTTTGTAGTATAATGCAAGACAACTGGATTAAAACATTCTCGATGTTTCTGTTCAATATACCCTTGAGTTACATCTTGTATACCAAATAAACCAGTATTAACTTCCAATCTACTTAAAAGAATCCATACAGCATATTCATCAACTATCCTTGTATTTGGAATAGGCAAGAGAACTTGACTACTCTTAAATTGTTCCATCAAATCAGATAATTCATCCAAATGTTCAATAATAGACTTATGAATATTATCATTAAGTAAGACCACTCCTAAACAAAATTTGTATACAGGATGTTTTCCTCCCAAATCATAGATGCAAGCATCAACTCTATCCAATTGATCTCTTATATTCCTTCCTCCGCCATTATTTGGATCATATCTAAATCCAAATTCTTCTCTACCATATACATCAAATTGACAATATGTATCAAATAAGTATTGAACATCATGATAGAAGATAGTATCTGAATCAACATACAATATGTTATGAGATTCTTCTTTGAAATATTGTAAATTATACCATCGATGAATTGACCAAGCATTCAACATAGTATCATCAAACCCATCAATAAAAGGTTCAACTCTTACTGCATATTCCAGTATAAGATGCTGAGGAATGAAATCAGGATCGTCGCAAAAAATGTAAACGGGGATTGTATCATTATATGTTCTCAATGAAGAAATGCTGTGTTCAAGGCGTTTAAGTTCATGCTGATTAATATGAGCATGGGGACTCATTTTATATGAATAGAAAACAATGTTTTCATATCCATTATTTCGGCCCCTAAATTTCCTTAGTTTTTCTTTGATAGATTCAGTCATCGTATAATGTCAATGTGCATGTCTTTGGTCCAAATCTCAAGTTCTTTACGAACTTTATCATCCTCATTAAGAGTTTGATATCTCTTAGAAGCCTTTCTCTTCCACCATTCTACTATGTTATCCATATAGAATTTATCAAAGTTAATAGGATTCTTTTCAAGAGTATCTTGATCACCACTAAGAACTTCCCTAGAATTAGAGAATCCATAATCCGACATATAGAATCTCTTTCTCTCTGTAAGGTTCTTAAATTTATCAAGACTCTCACTAAGCATTCTAAGATCATCAGGATATTCCTGAAGATTGGATTTCATAATCGCAATCATCTTAGCCTGCGTCTTCAACTTCCTACTTGAAGCATTCTTTTTAACAAGAGTAGCACTACGATCATTACTCATATAAGATTTAAATAATCTCTCCAACTTTTTGAATAATGGTCCAGGTAGAAGTGGCAAAAAATTACTATCAGTTAATCCTTTGAATCTTATGTATGGTTTTAATCCATCATACTGGGAAGATGATTTTGTACTACCATAAAGAGAAGTAGTTTCAAAACAACATATATTACTATCATACTTCCTGTCAATGACTTCACGTATTTCATGAGAACAACAAATAAGTGATAGTAATTTTCCTCCTAAACAATTATAACCGAAAGGTTGTGTAGGGACAATAATAAATCCCATAATTGTATGCCGATTTAACAAAGAAAGATTGGGAACATGTCCAAGCCAATCGTTTCTTGGTCTAGAATTAATTAATGGAGATCCCAAACGAATAAATCCAATGATTTTATTTGTAGTAGTTTCTCTTACAATAATACGAATAGTCTTGCCAGGAATGGATTCTTCAATGGCATGAGAAGTTGTAATGGCAAGGTAATTATTAAAAACCTCATTATTCTCCTCAACATTAAAACTAATCTTCATATCCTCAGGAGACATATCCCAAGAACTAAAAAAATCATCCTCTAAAGGAAATAGAGGATTAATACCAAGATTAGCAATCTTTTCTTGTTTAACTTTTCTCAGATAATCATCAATACGATCAAATCCATTGAAGTATTCAACAAAGTCACTGATAATAAATCTAAGTTCTTCAATAGGAATTTTGATCATGTGGATCCACTCAATCCTCCATTAAACTGTATATTCTCCGAACCACCCAACCATGATCCACCATTCTTTGTAGCAAATCTATACATCTTTTCATGTACAGTAAGTCCTTTCTCTTCTTCAATATTATCACTCTCATCAGGATTTTCCATACTATAATCCCTAGCAATAGGCATTGCATCTGAAGGATTTTCATATGGAGGTTCATATGAAGAAGGTGCATACTCATCAGTTATTGGAGTAAGCGGATCAATTTTATCCATATATTTCCAAGTGGACTCAAACCAATCGTCAGGATCTACACCCAAATCGTTTTTCATTTTAGGCCCCTTTCTTTTTTAAATTTTTTCCAATCCCTACCAACAGTTTTCTCACCATATTTCATACGAAGATTTCTCTCTTCATTTTCTTCATCATTCTTTTGCAATCGTCTTTCCCATTTACGATCACGATTTAACTGTCGTAAATTATATAGTTGAAATGAGTCTGGCAATAGGTTCATTTGAAGTTACACTCACACATAATTTCAGTAAAAGCGGCGAGAAGATTTATCTCTTGATCCGCGACGAAGGCAATTTGATACTGGTAACGAGCAAGAATAAGGACAGCAGAAGCCAAACCAGGCCCGTCCACGGCCATAGGAAGAGCATCGTATAAACGCCGCATAAGAACAGAAGGATCATTATCCATGTTATCAGATACCCACTTCCTGACGGCAGTAAAGTCCTTCTCCTTAAGTTTTTTAACAAGCTCATTAATGGATACGTCCGAAAACGTTGCTAAAATACCAGTGTCTATTGTACCACCAGCCGAATACCTTTGGCACTCATTTAAGACCCTTCTCCAGTCTGGGAAGTGTTTATTAATAAGTTCTGCCAGAACCTTCTTGTCAGCTTCGCACCTCTCCTGGTCCAAGATAGTGTTAAGTCTGGTGAAGAAAGCAGCCGCAATCTCTTGTTTCTCTTTTCCCCTAACCGAGAATTCAATAACAGAACACCGCGAGTGGAGGGGTTCGATGATTTTATTTTTATAATTACAGGTAAAGATGAATCTACAGTTTTTGTAGAACGATTCAATATTCGCCCGTAAGAGTAATTGTACGTCATGGGTTGTATTGTCAGCCTCATCTATAATGATGACTTTATGTTTATCCGATGTAGTAAGAGAAACTGTGGAAGCAAAATTCTTTGCAGTATTTCTTACCGTATCCAAAAATCTCCCTTCATCAGATCCATTGATAACATAAGAATCAACGCCAAGTTCATTGCAGAGTGCCTTGGCAACAGTAGTTTTACCAATACCAGGTGGACCAGAAAGAAGAAGGTTTGGAATTTCTCCTTTATTTAGGAAATCTCTAAAGGTTTTCTTTATATTCTCTGGAAGAATACAATCTTCAATCGTTTTGGGTCTATACTTTTCAACCCAAAGAAATTCATTACGAGTCGTGGTCATGTTTTTTTATGCTAGCCTCCCATTCTTGTAGTGATGATTGACAATCTGGTGGTTCTGGATCCTTATAACCTTTGATCTTTTTCCAATCAACATGCATGGCACCAAGCATCCATGATTGAGATAAAGACTTGGGACCTTTCTCTAAGAGTTCACACTGCATAAGCGAGAGTCTATGCCCTGCGAGATCAAGATACTCAGACCTCCAATTAGAATCGTCATAAGGTTTATTCTTCATAATTCCTCAATCTAACATAATAAGGTGCAAGAGAGTGAGTACTGAAATTAGGATCCGGCATAATCCCCCTCTCTAAATTCAATTCCTGTAACAAATACCATTGACCATCATCTTCAGCCCTTTCTAATATCTCCACATATTCTACGCCAGATTTCAACAGACGCACAGCCTCATCCTGAGCATCTGTCCAGTCTTCATACTCCTTTTCTCCCACACGTTCATGAGAATATTCATTACTTAATTGACATACCTTATACATCATCCCATGAGATATCAGGTTCTAAAGCAATATAGTAAGTCAAATCATAATTCTTACTAACAAACCTAGAAAGCAATTTCTTAGAAATTACTACTTCATAAGTTCCAGGAAGAATCTTAATATTTTCTACCTTAAAATTAAGAACAAAAGTATTATCAGTCTCTCCTACAATTATTGAAAAATCATTCGATGTGTCACTCTTCTTATCCCTAACAACTAATTTAACAACGCCATTCTCACCAACAACAGAAAGATCTGGAAGTTGATACACATAAGATGCTTTCAACAACTTATCTAATTGTTCAGTCTCAAGAACAAAACTGATATCTTCACTTGGGAGGTGTAAAGATTTATCTGGAGGCGTTACAATAACAGTAGCATCCGCAAAGAAATATTTTGATCTAGACTTACCTTCCTTTATTACCACATAGGAATCGTTAGCAAAGTCTAGTTCCGGTTTCTTATGCAAGGAAAGTCCATTAAGAAACTGATTAAGATCATAGATACCAAAGTCTTTTGGAATCTCTTCTTCTATATGTACCTCAGCAAGAATATTCTTCATGACTGAAATAGTACGAAGTTTTGAACCAGCCTTAAAAAGAATTGACTGATTAATAGTTGAAAAGTTTTTTAATAACGAAAGTGTTTTGTCAGAAAGTTTCATAACCACGGGTCGGAGTTTCATTTTGTGTGTTGCCGCTGAAATAGTATAACAGAAGGCAGTAGTGCATTGCTTTTAGTATATCACGCTTTGCTTGTCCCTTCTTATCATACCTACTCAAATACTTAATGGCATTAGATCGACAGAAAGATTCCGCATCACCTACGGAATGAATAAGGTCAAGAGTTTGTACATTAGAACCATCATTAGTATAATGTCCTTGATATGTTGAAGAAATATAATCAGAAAGATCACGCATACTTTTATCTTCTTGGTATTTCCTATAATCAGATTGTTCAAAATCGGCTACAGGTTTTTTTCCTATAACTTCTTTATAATTCTCTTCAGCCTTCATTAAGTGATCAACAAGTTTAGCATAATCATCAGGTTCTTCTGGTTTCTCAGTCATCTTCTTCTCCTTTATAGGGTAAGTTTCATCCATAGTACCATTAATTTCTTCCCATAATAAACTCCAAGCATTAACCATAAGTACCTCATAGAATTATATCAGTCTGTAAGTTGGAAGTCAATATCAACTTTATCATACAATTCCAAAAACGACTTTTTTGTTTCATCATCAAAACGATTCAAACAGAATCGAAGTGACTTTTCCTTATCTTTAAAAATTTTATAAGCATTAACAATATGAACCAAACGACGAGTAGAGATAATCTCATCTACTCCGCCATCATAGAATGTTTTTCTAATGATGTCACCCCAATCCACAAGACGCTTACAAAACTTAGCGTCATCGAAATGTTTTGAAAGAATTCTTTGTTCTATGTTAGGGGTTGGATATTCTTGTTCAAAAGTTACAGGGAATCTTTCAAGGAATGCTTCATTAAGTACATTAGTACCAATGAACCTACCATCATCAGATCCTTTACCCTTTGTATTAGCAGTTGCGATAACATTAAAACCTGGAGAAGGTTTAATAAACCTACCAATTTTCTTCAGAAAAACTCCCTTACCTTCAAGGATAGATTGGAGACATAGAATCTTATTAGAAGCAAGATCAATCTCATCTAAAAGGAGTGTAGCTCCCCTTTCCAATGCCTCGACAACTGGACCGTTATGCCATACAGTGTTACCATCAACAAGGCGAAACCCACCAATAAGGTCATCTTCGTCTGTTTCAATTGTTATGTTGACACGGATTAACTCTTTATTTAGTTGAGCACACGCTTGTTCGATACTAAACGTTTTACCATTACCCGAAAGACCCGTAAGAAATATAGGGTAGAATAAACGGGACTTAATAATGTTTTTAATATCGTTAAACGGACCAAACTTGACGAAGGTATCATCTTTTTCAGGGATAAGATTTTGTAACGGCGTTTCAATTGCAGATTTTTCTGAATGAGTTCGTTTTATAAGTTTGTGTTCGATCATTCATGTAACGAATCAATATAATTATAATAACCCAATTAAATTTAATTTACTATCTTAAGTAGACACTTTCTTGGTTGTACCAGTACTTGGTCCAGTAACTGGAATAGGTCCTTTTGGTCGATTCGGTGGAATTGCCACTGGAGAACTATTAGATCCAGATAGTAATTGTAAAGCCTGAATACCACCATCCAACTTATAGAATTTCTCTTTCAATACCAATATAGTGGCTTCTCCTTCTTTAATTTGGGCAAGGACAGTTTGTTTTTGTTTCTGGAAATCAGCGAGTAATTCTTCTACAGTCATATCAAAAAATTGAATCGTTTTATTTATTATACCACCATTTCAATAAATTCGTCCAAAACCCTTTTATTCATTTTTTTAGATTTAAGAGATTTTTTGAAAGCACTTCCTATTTGAACCTTAGTTGCATCTTCTCTAACTTCAAAAGAAGTATCATTATTCAAGACCTTTGAAGAGATAGCAATATAAGAATCGTAAAGATTATTTCTTACAGAAACAGATCTATTCTTTTTCCAATTCTCACGAATTTCCTCCTTATCTTTAACAAGAAGCATATCCATAAAACTTGTAAAATCACGTGTAGAATTAATCAATCTAATACCAACAAAATTAGTAAAAGGAAATCTATTCTTTAGTTGACGTAAAAAGGGTTTTGTTTGGTATGGAGAATTTACAAAAGAATAAACATATCCAGTCATACGATCTCTTAGATAACAACTACCCGTTCTAATAGAGGCAAAACCAAGATAAAGTTCATCTTCCCAATTTCTTTGCACATTAACTCTACGTTTCACAGAAGTAGCTTCACCATCAGTTAAGATAATACAGTGAACTTTTTGTAGACTATATCTTTTCTTAAATTGTGGAATAATTTTATTAAGAGATATCAATGCCTCATTGAGAGGAGTTCCAGAAAGATTTACACGATCTGGTACACAATAAGTACAATTATACCTATTATTATAAGCATAAGAAATTCTATACAAGTTTTTAATCTGATTATCCAATTCCTTACCCTTACACTTACTAGTAAGAATATTCATCAATGAAAAATTATTCGGAATATGAACTACATGATTCTTAGGTTCATAATGATCTGGCCCCTGTACTTTACCATTCCATTCATTGGTAAAAGCATATACATCAAAGGGAAGTCCAACCTTCTTACAGAACCATACCAAATTAAAAAGTTGTTTACATGTATCATGAAGAACTTCATGCATAGATCCAGACCAATCCAACAGAAAGATCAATCCATGACTCTTTCCATCTGGAACTACCGTAATCTTTTTAAAAATATCTTCATTCCATTTATAGGTATGAATGGAATTCATATCAAGAACTCCAGTCTTAGAATTTAAAGATCTCTTATAACTATCGGCAGACTTACGACATTCAAATTCTTTTATAAGATAATTAACTTCACGCTGGGCAGATTTTTTAAACTGATTAAAATCTTCATCAACTTTTACAAAATTATTTGTTCCTACTCTATAAGTTTGTTCCTTAAAATTATTTTCAACATGATCACTAAATTCAATATTATCAATAATAATAGTATCTAGATTAACTGATGGAATTTCAAGATAAACATTTTCTCTATAATACCTATCACTAGAAAGGGTTTCTAATGCCTCATCAAAAGATTCTTGAGTCTCTACAACAGGTTTAGAAGGAGTATGAGAAACCACCCCACTATCAGCGCCGCCAGTATTGTTGCTCCTTTTAGGAGTAACAGGGCCATCACTATCAGTATTGGAGCAAACGTCGTTACTAGAAATATCGTCAGAGGAATCAGAACCAATGCTTGAAGAATCCAATTTTTCTTCCAAATCTTTCGGATCCTTTTGAGGGGTTTCTTCTTTTTTGATTTCTTCGGTACAATAGTTGTGGAGGATTGTGGAGGCATGAATTACATCTTCAAAAGTTTCTACATCTAATACAGTATTTACAATATCCATTTCTCTCTTAGAAAAACGAATATCAATAAAAGGACCGATTTTAGTATTAAGATTAATTTTATCAGCAAGACTCATCTTATTAACATCAGTGTCTTCTATACAGAAAAAATCTTGATCGGCTAATTCTTTGTATCCATTATAAAATGTTTTTTTGAGTCCAGGATATTTGCGACGCATCAATTTCTCAATACGAACATCTTCCACTACATTAATAACAGATGGAAAAGTACCCATACACTCCTTTAAATCCGCTTCAGGAGTAAAGAGTGCATGACCTACTTCATGACCCACTAGAAGGTCATATACGACGTTTGAGGCAAGGTTCCATGAAGGAAGGGTCAGTACACGATTCACAACATCAAAAGAAGCTGTAGAAACATCTCTGTGTTCTATAACCAAATCTTCTGTTGCTAGAAGACGTGCTAGATTTTCCTTAACCTCATTACGATTCATTTGGATCTCAGTTCCTTAACGATACGAATAGCCTCATTAATATCAAGATCCCATCCATAATCTGGATGAGGATCCACAAGCATTTTAACTATATCTTCATCAGTCTCACCTTTTGCATATAAAGCAGCAATTTTTGCTTCACAAATATAATCTTCATATGTCGCATTATCACCCAAATCAGCAGGCATGTGCATTGGTTCAGCTTTGTGAACCTTGCGAACAACGTTAGACATGTGTACGGAGGTTTAGTACTTTCTCAATATACGACGAAACCCGCCTCTTGGGCGGGTTCAATAGACGGTTTAACAAGTGTCTACGTCTTTCTCTAGCACTTCGTAGTGCCTGTGGTTTAAGAGTCCTCTTCTGACTCTTCTTGCTGTGATGTTGCCAATTTGGAACGTTCATGGATCTGACTTAAATAACGATCACTTCTGGGGTCTGTTATTAAGACCATTCCTGATTCGTGGAATGATTCAGCGTAATCGACGGGTCTTCTTATATTGGTCATTCTACTATTCTACTAAATCCTTTGATTTTGTCAAACTTTATTACGTTAAGAAATTTATCAAGTAAATCTGACTTATGAGATATAACAAATATATTTGCGTTCTTAATAACGAATCTTATAATCTTCAAAAACTCATCTGTTCCAAACCCATCAAGAGAAGAATCAAAAACCTCATCCATAATTAACAGATTGGTATTTGCTGAATTTTTATACCTAGCAACCTCTCTCCAAGTGAACAGAAGGGCCAAATCAATTCTCATTTTTTCTCCTTCCGAAAAAGAAGAATAGGAGAAGTCTTCGTGAATTGGGGATTGGATAGTCTCGTTGAACTCTTCGTCTAATTGGAAGTTGATGTAAAAATCCATCATTTGAAGGTACTTATTAACCTGTTGATTAATGAATGGTAAGTACTTCTTAATGATACTTGTTTTTACGCCTCCGTCCTTTAAAAGACTGTAAACGAAATCATATTCAGAGATCTTCTGTTTTAAATCGGTTAACTTTTCAAATACTCCAGATAATTGTTTCTTAAACGAATTTAACTTCTCATGCTCAGTATTTCGGTTCTGTAATGTATTGGTAATGACTTGAATTTCATGTTCCAGATCCTTTGATTGAGTTCTGAAATCTTCAATCCGAGTATTGTTTTGAGAAATGCCATGCGTTAGGGAAATAACCTCCTTTGATACTTGATTAAAATGATGCTCTC